CTACTCTCTCCTGTTAGTAATCTAATGTCTAGAACATTTCCTTCTATATTAAAATCAGCCTTGTTAACTCCAGAACTCTTTATAAAGCTAATAGGTTTAACATTGCCAAGACTATCACACTCCAATTTAAAGTTGTAGTCAGTTTGTATAGGTTGTGAAACATATTCTGTCTTGATTACTTCCCTGTCCTTATATACTGTCTTAGTGCTTTCCTTTTTACTAGCACAACTTATTAATAAAAACAGTAATACAATTAAATACTTATACTTCATATTATTTATTTTTTATTGAAAAGTTATATATTTTACTTTCGGGTGAAGAACCATCATAAGTGGTAAACAGTCCTTTGTTTATTTTCAATGTAGGTAAAGCATCTATATTTTCAAATACTTCTGTATCATCAACAGTTAATTTTACACCTCCAGCATTATTATATTCAAACTTTATTTTATACTTTTGATTTGCATTAAAGTTTATACCTGTTAAATAACTTACATCTATTCCAGATGCATTACTTCTACATTTTATAAAAAATTGGTCAGACCTTCTACATAAAGTTATTTGATTAGAAAAAGTACTTATACCATCTTCAAACAGAGAAAATAATATACTTCCATTTCTTCCATATAAATCATTTGCTTCTGGATTTAATAGTTCAGCTTCCATATTTACTTCAAAATCATCCCCTTTTTCTATTAGAGTATTTGGGAAAATCTTAATGTCTATATTATCAACATTTCTAGTTGCAATTGAACCATTTGTAGGTATATAACTAGTTGCATAATCTCCTTCTTCCATTTGTATTCCAGACATATAAAAAGAGGTTCTGTGTTCTACATTTTGTTGATATAATGCAGGTCCCCCAATTCTAGTTGTAGGACTAGTTACAACTCTTTTGGCAGTCACTCTATATATATCATCTTTAACTAATACTGACGTTATATTATTTGCATTAATCCCTATAATTGTTATATTACTTCCACCAGAACTATTACTTCCACCAAAAATAGGTGCTTGACCATTTACAAACCTCATATAAAAAGTAAAGAAAATAGTTGTGTTTTCTACAGGTGTGGGTAAATCAAAATAGAAATATCTTATATTCCTTGTATTATTTCCTTCAAAGAAAATAGCATTATCGTTAAAATCACCTAAATTCCAATCATAATTATTATCAAATTGTGCACTTATTGTATTACTATAAGGCAGAACTTCAGTAGGTTGTGAATCTGGAAATAAATTAGTTCTTTGTGGTTCAAATAACAAACTAGGGCATCCTGCTGTTTGGTAATCTAAACGAGGAATATTATTACCTACAATTTCTATATTTCTATCCTCATTTAATCTAGTAGCAGTCGTACTCCTTGTAAAGTCGTAATCAAAAGTACTTTCATTTTTTATTAAAGAATAAATCTTATTTTCTTTGTAGGCACTTGCAACTAAAGCATATTCTGTGGTATTTGTATCTAGTTCATTAGCAAAAGTATCTAAACAATCTTCTGCTTCAATAGTACCAGAATCATTATTAACTCTTGTTTTAAATGCACCAAGTAAATTATCAAGGAGTAAAACTGCACCTAAGTACAGCTTTTTAACTACCACACCTCCTAAGTATGCTTTCCCTATATCTATGTTTCCTAATTTTATAGCCATTTTTTATTGTTGTTTTTTAGTCAGTTATAATATAGAAGGTATCTGCTACTGGAGTACCTGCATCATATTCTGCTTGTGTTAATGAAACTATATTTGCTACTACATCACTCCCACTAGGTTCATTTATAGTCTTAGAGTCTATCTTTTGTGATAGTGTATTACCATTATTATCAACCACTACAGTACCTTTTATAGTACCAACAACATCTAATTTAGTGCTTGGACTAGTAGTACCTATACCTACATCTCCTTCATGAGTTAATCTAAAACCTTCTAAGCTATTTGGGCCATAATTAAATCTTATTTTTCCATAAGAACCATTCGTACTAGGTGTTAAAATCATATTTCCACTTGCACCATCATAAGGCAAAAAACTAGAGTTACTAGCACCTAAAAAGGCTTCACCACTATCAAGTTTTATACTTTCGTTAGTAGAAAATTGACCTGTTATCTTTAATCCACCTTCTATATTAACATTAGCAGTACCATTTAATGTTCTTAAATTTATGCCACCCGTTTGTGCATTATACATTTCAATAAAATTACTTCTAGAAGGTCCGCCAAATATTTTATCTCCTTTATTCTTAAAATGTAAATTTCCAATTATTCCTACCTCACCATTAAAAATAGGTTGATTAAGAGATGCCTTATCATTTAAAACACTCACTAAATCTGTTTGGTCTAGTAAGGAACCTTGTATATCTCCCCAAGAAATACCTTCAATAATAGGATTAAAAGGGTCTGTGTTATCTACATTTACCCCAGAGACAGTAAATACTCTTTCATCTACTTCTAAATCTAAAAGGTCAAGTCTTTCTAGGATAGCTAAATACTGTGCATTTGTAATACCCATAGCTTTAGCAGTACCATTTCCACCTCCTGTATTACCAAAAGACCAACCACCATAACTTCTTCTTTTAGTAGACCTAGTTTCTTCTTCACTATATAAAGGAAACAGTTTAGCATTTACCTTCATAAACTCAAAGTAACCTACCTTATAAGACTCGTATGTCTTTTCTTGGGCCTTTACTAGATAGTCTACTTCATCTTTACTTATACTCTCTGCATCACTCCCTGTAGCCTTATATATACCACTATTACCAATATTGTATGCACCATAGGAGAAATAGTAAGCAGTGCTTAAATGAATAAGCATAGGCTTTATATAGTCCTCGTATAATGTTTCGTATTCTTCTGTTAAAGTATCTGTTTTATACTTCTCTACCAAGTCAGCGTAGAAAGCTTCTCCTAGCAATGGTTTAATAGCAGTTATCTGTGCTGATTTTATAGCAGGGATTAACCTACTAGTCTCAACATTACCACCAATAGGTGTGTTTTTTGATATATCGTCTTCTCTTAAAAGTAGTGTAGCCATATTATTTAGTTGTTTTATTTTTCTCTTCTTCTATTGCTTTGTTAATATCCTCTTTATTTCCTAGCAACTTAACAGCTACCTCTTGGTCAAATCCGTAGATTTCTTTTAGTATAGTTATTGCTGGTTCATAACCTGTATTTCCACTTACAACAGCAGTCTGTATAGACAATATACCAGTTACACCACCTACAGAACCTCTTAAACCTGCTTGGCTTTCACTTTCTACCTTTGTATCTATATCTGTTTCAACAGTTTCAACACCATCAGCAGTCTCTACTACAGGTTCCTCACTGTTTTCTTTTAACTCTTTAAAATCTTCAAAGGCTAATTTTACATCTGGATAACCCACTTTAAGAATATTTTCTAAACCTGATAATATAGCACTTCTATTAGGGTTTATTTGATTCCTGTATAGCGTTTTTAAAGCTGTTATCATCTCATCTGAGTTACTAGAGAACCCAGTAGCTACAGACTGTCCAAACAGGCTAGGAGAAGTTACTTTATTAGCTAAAAGTATCTTACTATTTGCTTCATTAGATAGAAACTCAAACTGTTGGTAAGCATCTGTAATTTCAATACTATCTACAGTAGTTGCTGAATCCTTATCTTTATTAAAAGATACTATAATCTCTCCAGCATTTTGACTTCCTGTTAGCTTTCTTTTAAATGTTCTCTCTGCATCTTCTTCTGCTTCTTCATTAACAGCTTCTCCTTGGTTTACATTAATGATTTTACCTGCTGAAAAGTTGTTCTTTATATGTTTTCTAAGATAATTGGCTATCTCCTCTTCTATTTGGGCATACTGTAAACCTGAGAAATAATCAGGTAATGCAAATATAGGTTGTGGAGAATTTCCTTTTAAATAGAATAACTCTGTTTCTCTATCCTCTCCTAATCCAAAAGAAGGAACCAACTTAGGCTTAAATTTACTCTTTAGTTTCCAATCAAAACTAAACCAATAAGCTAATGGGTCTTCCATTAAATCTTCTGGTTTATCAACTGCAATTTGTCTAGCAGGAATACTATGTATCTTAGTTACCTTTAAGTCTCCAGCCTTGTTATAAATGACCTGTAAGGGACTATTTCTCTGTAGCTTATATTCATGTACTAATGACTGTAAATCATCACTAGAGATTATCTTATCAAGCTTCTCTTGGGTAATACCTTCAACTGCTTTTAAGCCATCCCCTACTATATAGTTTGCATAGCCATCTACAACTGCTTGTAATGTAGGAGAACCTAAGTAAGCATTTTCTACAGTTGTAAAGAAATCATTATCAGGGCCATTAGTTAAGAACTTATTACCTATTTGTAATAAACTCTGGGGGTTCACTTTTACATAATTGTTAAATTCTAATACCTCTAATTTATCTTTTTTCATATCTGTTTTATTTTTATGCTGTTATGATACCAGAATTTTCATCTTCATCAAATTTCTTGTACTCTTGTAAGTCAGTTTCATTTGTTGATAAGATTCTACCTCTCCATATTAAAGTTTCAGTATCTACCTGTGTAAAATCTACTAGGTAAGTCTTATCATCTTCAAAGGGATAGTCTATGTATATATCCTGTCTGCCCCTATCCCCAAAAGAAGTAAATACTGTTTCTATCACGGATTCATCTAAAACCTCATCATATATATTTATAGTTACCTCATCCATATATACTCTAGGATATAAAGACAGTTTATAAAAGTCTCCTTCTATTAATACATTATCATCATTCTCAACTTCACTAATAGTAAGGTCAGAATTTATATATATATTTTTCCTATCATTTAGGTTAATCACTAACATATTTATTATTTATTCTAAAAACAATGATAATAAAAAAGACCCAACTAATTAAAGTTGAGTCCTATTATATTACACTTCAAAGTAGTTCAAACTAGTACCAAATTAGTTCAAAGTAGTAAAAACTACTGTAGAGGTGTTACTACTGCTGCCTTTAAAGCTGTAATAGTTTCAGCATCTAAGAAGTATGCTGGTTGTGCTTCTTGGGAAATTCCTTCTAAAGTGTAAGAGTTGGCACCATCCATTTCCCCTGCAATAGCTGCGGTGTTGTTAAATTCAACTCCTCGTCTTAAACCGATAGCAATAATGTCTCCACCATTGGTCTCTGCAAATACAATAGGTCTGCCCCATACCATCTGTCTAAGCTGGAAGGACTTTTTAGCTGTAATCTTTGTAAAGACTGCTGCTAAAGTACCGTTAAAAGTTGTAGTACCATTATCTCTACTAGAACTAGTTGGTTCACTGTAGGTATTACCTACATTTTTAAGAGGGAATTTATACACTTCAAAATCTACTGGTAATCCTGTTAATAGAATCCCATCTGTTTCATCTTCTGTAGTGGTAAAGTCATAGTCATCAAAATTTGCTACATATAAAGCCTTAAACCCTGCTGTTGCATTCTTATCTTCTACTCCAATTCCACTTGTTATATCACTTGTTGCCATAATTATTTATTTATTTTTTGTTTTGAATAAAAAACCCCCTCTTTATTTAGAGAGGGTTCTAAGTTTATATATTAAATTTTGTTTGACTATGCAAAATCACCATAGAATACAATTTCTTCACCGAAGCTAAATCCTGCACCCATTTCCAAAACTACTTTAGTTCTGATAGTTCCTGATAAATCACTTTCATCCATATCCTTAACTCTAACTTCGTTAAGGTCAGCTTCTAATCCTGTTAAAAAGCCTACATTCTTAACTCTGTAGATAAAGATTTGGTCACCTGCAATTGCACCAATACTTTCCATTCTAAGTCCTAAGAAATCAAGTTCCTTATCACCTACAGTGGTATTAAGTCCTTGTGCTGCTACTGCTTGCTTGTACAATTTAAGAACTTTCTTAGAAGTTACTAAAACTAGGTCTTCATCATCCATTACCTCATCAATAACTGCATCATAAGCCTTCTCGACTTCTACAACTACATTAGATTTTGTAATAGCACTAGACTGTACTTCAACTACATTTGAACCAGCAGCTTCCATCTTAGCAATAAGACCAAGTGTTGGGTGATTCCAGATAAAGTTATCTACTCTAGCACCCAAGTTATTCACAATAGCTAAAAGAATAGCTGATTGAATGTCTGCTGGGATTTCAGAACTAGCTGAAAATAAACCTGCTGATTGTGCTTGAAATGTTTGATGAAATTCATCCTTACATAGTTCGTGGTCAATCTTAAATTTCTTTAAGGTAACTTCTACATCCTTGTAAGTTACTTCTCCTTCTGGGTCAAAACCACAAGCATAATCTTGAAGTTCTGCACTATAAGAAAGCTTAGGTAAAAAACCTGTACCAATGTTATTTGGAAGTACTGTTACTGCATTCTTTGCAATTGAGTCAGACTTTTTAAATGCTTGTACAAAGATTTCTCCTGCCAATGCACCATTATATCCTGAGTCTACGTTTTCTGTTGTTGCCATTTTTGTTTTCTTTTTTGTTATTTATTTATTTACTTTTGTTCTTTGAAATTCTACTTAAAGCATCTAAGGTGCTTTCACTTCTGTCAGCTTTTAAATTAACCTCTGCTTTAAATTTACCAGTATTAGGAGTCTCCGCTAACTGTTCTTTTAAAGATAAAATCTCCTTGTCTTTGGATTCTCCACTAGACTTTAAAGACTTAATTTCTTCTAAAAACAATTTCTCAAATTTAGACTTAACATCCTTAGATGCTTCTGCCATATTTAAAGCTACTGTAATCTTTTGTTCATCTGACATATTGTACTTCTCAGCTAAAAGCTTATCCATTTCTGGGTCTTTATCAATCATATCAAATAACTCTTTCTTCTGGTCTTCCATAGACATATCTTCATCTACTTCTACCTCTGCTTCTGGTTCAGCTTCTACAGCTTCAATTTCAGAAATCATTCCTTCTGCATCTGTTTTATAGGTCATACCCTCAAATACAAATTCTGAGTCAGAGATAACTTCTTCTCCTCTCATAACTTTCATACCAACCTCTAAGGCTTCCACCTCTAAGGCTTCTCCTTCCTCCTGTGGAATAGAAAGCATTTTTATTTCCTCTTTTTCATCTTTTTTACTTTCCATAAAATTCATGAATTGCTTTACATAATCTTTCATACTATTTTCTATTTTTGTTTGTAAACTTATTTCTTCTGAAAACAACATCTTCTCCATAGATAGGTAACTATCAATAGACATTCCTTTTGCTTTACCTGTTTCTATGTATTCATCCCAGTCCTTATCACTTAGTTTCATTATAACACACCAAGTACCCACAGGCAGTCCTTCAAAGCCTAGTGCAAATGCTTTATCTTTAGTTGCATCACTTATAATCCATGATTCTACAATAACACTAGACTCTACTTTCTCCTTTTGATTATGGTCAAACCAGTTATTCTTATTAAACCCCTCTTGTTTAAAAAAGTTATGTGCTAGTTTCTCTATAGTCTCAGCATCAAAGAAAACACTAAACTCCCCTCTTTCTTTAGTATATCTGGGAATGCGTTGTTCTGGGACTAATACTACCCCTGCTAACTGCTTCTTTTGTTTATCCTCTACTTTTAGTTCTATTTTCTGTTTCTGTTCTTCACTAAGTTGAATAAACTCGTATTTATTAGCTGGCTTTCCAATTAATGATATACCATATAATAAGCCATCATCATCTTCATCCCAAACTGCACGAAATATTTGTTCTTTTTCCATTGTGTTATTCTTTTTATCTATTTATACTAAAAACAGTTTAGACAAATCTTGAGTTGTTTTGTTTATTTCTATCTAAATCTTGTTGATTTGTTACTTTACCTGATACAACATAAGTTTCTCTTGGAGTATTATCCCTAGACTCTTCATTCTGGGCATTTCTTACACCTTCTGAATCTCCTACAGTATCAAATCTTGGGCCCTGTGATATTCTAGTACCACCACCTCTGTTAACATTTCCTCTAGCACCACTACCATCAGAATTAGTAGACATTATATTATTAACTGCTGCAAAACCTGCTGCGGCTGTAGCTGCTGCATTTAATATCTTAATAGGTAAAGGTTCTTTAGAAGCTAATGCTGCTGTAATACCTTGGTAAGTATTAAACAAAGACTCTGCAATAGCAAAACCTTTAGCTGCATCGCTACCTTCTGCTAGAGAATTGATTATACTAGAAACTCCTCCAAGTACATAACCAACCTTTTGGTCAGTTGTTAACTTACTGTATTCAGAATCTTCTTTAGCTAGTTTCTTAGAACCTTCTGCAGTAGCTTTATCATACTTGGCTAATAGGGCATTTCTTTCTTTTAAACTTTTTTCTTTATCCTCTAACTCTATTTTATACTCCCTTCTAGCTATCTCTCTTTTCTGTTCAAATATTTCAGCATTAGATAAATTCTGTTCTTCTTCTGGTAAAAACCTATTCTTAATTTCTTCTAGTTCTGTCTGCTTTCTTTCCTCTATTGCTTTTAAACCATCACTTAATCTTTGTTCTGCTTCAAGTTTTAAAGTTACCTTTTCATCATCAGTCAATGATTTAGAAGAGTCTATCAATTTCTTCTCCTTCTTTTCCTTATTCTTTAATAACTGTCCTTCACTTTTGATAGTTAAATTATTAATCTTGTCTAGCTTGGCTTGTTCTCTTTTTGCTGCTTTCTCATTCTCAGCTTCTTCTTCTTCTACCTTACCTTTTCTATACTCTTCTAGTTCCTTATCTTTAGCTTTAATCAACTCTTTCTCTAACTGGGTACCTTTACCATACTCTTTACGTAAGGCTTCTATCTTCATTTTAAAGTTGGCTTCTATTACAGCTTCCTCACTATCTAGATTAGCAATCCTAGCCTCTTCAGTTTTTAATCTTAACTTTTCCCTTGTATCAGCTATAGCCTTTGCCTTATCTTTCTCATCCTTTACAGTAGCATCTCTTTCAGCTTTATCAGTCTCAGCTATCTCTCTTCTTTTTGTAGCAGAATCCTGTTCTATATCAACTAAATCAGAAGTTAAAGTTATAAGTTCAGCATCTAACTTTGATATGCTTATTTTTAACTCTCTTTTCTTTTCCTGATTTCTTTCATTAACTAACTCTCCTTTTAATGCTTGCTTCTGTAATTCTATTTCTCTTCTCTGATTACCTAAAAGTACCTTATTAATACCCTCAATACCTATTGCAGCAGATAATCTAGCTTTAGAACTTAAAGTAGTGTCATCTAATATTTTCTTTAATCTCCTTTGTTCTGCAACAAGGTTAGCATTATCAACAATAGAGTTCTCCCTTAGCTTTGCCAACTTAGCTTCAGCATCATATAAACTGTTAACTGCATCTGCTGCTTTTCCTGCCTCTGTAAATGTACTACCCAAAGTAGAAATAAATCCAGAAAAGTCTAATGTAAACAAAGCCTTAAAAGCATCTATCACACTATACATAATAGATGAAAATACATTTATGGTCTTGGATACAAACTTGGCAGCACTCTCAAAGTTCCTGAAGTAGTCTATCAAGATAGCTAAGGCTGATGTTATTAATGTAATACCAGTTGCAGCTAATGCTATTGCAAACCCTTTAGCAGCAAAGGAGGATATTTTAAATGATGCTGGTAGACTCTTACGTAAAAAGCCAGAGAATACACCTAACTGTTTTAAGGATAATTTCCATACTTGTCCAGAGACCTTACCAAAACTCTTGATAGCATCTATACCTCCAAAAGTATACTCATTTACTTTATCTAGTAATTCACCATAACCTTCCCCAGACTTTTTATTTGTTTTATTAAGTTTCTGTGTTTCTTCAGTTACTCCAGTTATATTTTTCTTAGTCTCTTGTATATCCTTATTTGCATCTTTGTTATTTACAACAAATTCAAATATCTTTTTTATTGCTGACATATTATCCTAGTATTTTTAGTATTAGTCTTTTAACTATATTCCACCTTTTAAAATAACCCTTAAACACCCTAATATAAGGGTGTCTTGGGAGTTCTTTTGCTGACTGTACTCTATCAATTGTATCTGTTATCATTTCCTTTTATATTTATTCTAAAAACACTCATAATTAAATACCAAATCCACATAGGTCAGAATCAACTACTTCACCATTACTATTAGTTTCTAAAACTATACCTTCTCTACTGTAGAATTTTGCTTGAACTCTTGTAGTACCTTGGGCATTACCAAATAATATCTGACTTCCACCAAAATTAGATGAAGCTGACCATACAGAGACAGTAGGATTAATATTACAAGCTTCACTAGAACTATCTTCTTTGCTTACTATGTACTCATTTAAGTTAGAAACATCTACACCTTGTTGTGTTACAATGTGTGTTTTAGACAAGAGACTTGTTGCTATTACTATCTCACCTACTCTTTCATCTGATGTTGTATTCTTAGATACTGTAATATTTATATTTGCATTACCATTTCCAGAAAATACATCACTACTTATCCAAGATTCATTTTCAGTTATATTCCAAGAAGTATTGGATAAAACAGCTATACTGTATGTTTCTAAGTTTGCATTTGTTGATTTTGTAATTGGTGAAATAGTTAAAGATTCACTTGTTCCTATTTGTGAAACATTAAAAGTTTCAGTTATAGCGTTATTACTACTGTTTCCATTAGCAACTACTTGTAAACTCCAGCTTCTATTTAAACCTGTTGTATTTGTTGTAGGTATTATAGTAAAAGAACCAATACCATTACCACTACTTCCACTAATATTAAACCAACTTGGTGTAGGGCCAACAACCCACGATGAATTAGAAGAAACACTTACACTAAAGTTATTAGGATTATTCTCATTAAAGCTTTTAGAAGTAGGTGTTAATGATAAAGTAGGTGTAAAACCAGCTTGTGTAACATTATGTGTATCACTACTATTACCTACATTAGCTTCAACTGTAACTACACCTGTTCTAGTGGTGTCTATGTTAGCAGAATAAATGTAATCTATCTCTTTATTACCAAAACCAGTTTGGTCATCAGTAGGAATACTTAAAAAACTATTACCACTAGCACTCCAAGCAGTATTTGATATCACATCAATTGAATTACTACCACTTTGATTAGATACACTAAAATTATTAGGTCTTACTATAATTTTCCTATCTACTACTATATTTAATGATATTGAATTAGCTACACTTTGTTGTCCTAAGTTATCAACTGCAATCACTCTATATTTGTATTGTCCACCTCCAACTATATCAAAGTCTGTAAAGAATAAATTAGAAGTTGTACTTACATTTGTAAAGGCCCCAAAATTAAGACTTCTTTGTACTATGTAATTATCAATAGTCCCATACTCAGGATTAGAAGCTAACCATGAAATATCAATCCTATCTCCATTATCTAAGTAAGTTACTTGTCCTTGGGGTCTACCAGTAGGAGGTGGAATAGGTTGGTCATATTCTGATTGATTTACAACTAAAGTGTCTTGTACATTATTTGCATTATTTCTTACTAATATAGTATCTTGTCTTGCAGAACCTAAGTTATCATCTATAGTTAAAGATATATTATTTCTATCTCCATTTCCAGAAGTTGTATTTAATGTTATCCAAGAATCATTTTTAGTTATTGTCCAAGAAACATTTGATTCAATATCATAAGTAAAACTATTAGTATCAAAGTCTAAAGTAGTATTAGAAGGAGTAACAGTTATAAAAGGTACTGCATCAGATTGTGTTATAAGTAAAGAATCTGTATAAAAACCTGTAAAGAAGTTTCCTATTCTAAAAGTAATTAGAGAATCCCTATTTTCAGTTGTTGAGGGGTTTTCAGTTATTGTAAAAGTAAACTTATATCCTCCAGGTTTAACAGTTGAAGAAGTTTCAGTTATAAAACTTTCTTGTATAAAAACAGTAGGTGCTGGGGTTGCATTTGTTCTAACATCAACTGTAAAAGTTTGGCTATCACTAGATACATCTAAATCTTCTGTAGTAACATCAATATAAGGTTCTGCTTCCTGAGTAAAACTAAATGTTTTAAAAGATTGTTGTGTTACGGGAAATATTATAAAAGAACCATTTCTTTCTTCTTCTAATGTATTTTCAGTTATGCTTAGTCTTATAGTATCATTACCAAAATTTAATTCATCACTTAATAAAGTTATGTAATCAGGTAAATCTCCTATAGTCCAAAATCCATTCGATTGTACATCTACAGTAAACTCTCGTCCTTTTTGTGCTAAAAGACTAGAAGTAGGAGATATTGTTAACTGTGTATTATTTAAGCTACCTACTCTAAGTGCTTGGTTGATATTTACCACATAAGTCTGGCCCCCAATGACAAGAGTTATAGCAGAGTTTCTCTCTACATCTCTATAATTCTCACTTACAAAAACTGGTACATTAAATATTCTCCTATTACCAGAAACTTTACCTAGTTTTATCCAAGTTGAATTTTCAGAAATAGATTCTATATCTTTATCTGTTCTTACCACTATATTAGAAAATCCTCCACCTGCATTAAAGTTAATCTGTGTAGGACTTACAGTAGTTCCCGTAACTAAATATTGATTATTAAAGTTTGGAAACAGTCTAAAATTACTCTCATTAGTAGTTAAGTCTATCTCAAAATCTTCTATACTGTATTTGTTATTCTTATATATTATCTGGCTATTTAAGTCTATACTATTAACTATACTAGGAGGTAATATACTGTCCATAGTTACTATCCTTGCATCAGAATTTAATAGATTATCTATCCATGGTTTGTGATTCTTATTATATATATTATTAGAAAGACTAACATT